AATACGCTAACAGAAGATCCCATCTCCCTGACTTCTGGAGTTTCTGGCATTCCACCCACTCTTTCAACAGCCATAGCAAATTCTCAACAAATCGATTAGTAGTAAACCATACGCTTTTTAGGCAGAAAATTCACCTCATCTGGGTAATCTTCATCGAGCGCAACAAAGCCTCCCTGCCTGAATCGCATTAATGCCATTGTCATGCTGTCCACATAGTCATCGTTATCGCCATAAGGAAAAGCAGCGCATTCTTCAATGACTTCTTCAGCAAAGGTATCTTCAGTCGCCCAAACCATTCCTGACTCGAAAATAGGCGCAACGCTGTTCATCCTCGCTATCTTGTCTTGACCCCTGCTTGGAGAATAAGCAGTAACAGGTATTCCCATTCTTCTCAACTCTTGAGTTAAAGGTGTGCCACTAGCCTTGGCTTCTATCAACACGCAATCAGGTTCCCAGTACCTGTATTCTTCGTAGGCAACTTTTTTAAGCTCTGGGAAATCCACCCTCAAACGTTTTGCGTCAAGCAGAATGATCTGGTCTGCGCCACCTTCTTCTGGGTTAAAGATAGCCCATGTAGTGATTGCAGAGTAATCAGCAGTTTCTTTTTTACTAAAAGCTGTGTCGTAACTTTGGATCACATACGAGTAAGCAGGAACTTCTTCAGGCTCCCACCTATTCCACCACTCTCTTTTTACAATAGAGCCAGCCTCTGCTGTTGGATTTTGCAGCCACTGGCTGTTCCATTTGTTTATGGGAAGAGAAGCTTTCACTGAAAGCAGTTCTTCTTTTTTCCAGAACTCAGGCCAAAGAGGGGTTTCTGATTCAGGCATGATTGCAGGGAACTCTACCACTTCCCATTGATCTGCGTGTTCATCACCTTGTTTTTTTAACACCTTACCAACCAGATCTTTTGTGCTCCATCTGGTCATAACAATTATAATAATCCCACCGGGCTGTAAACGCTGCCTTGGCCCTGACGTATACCACTCGTATGCTGATTCCATTGCAGTGGGTGACATGGCATCTTGCTCTGAATGTGGATCATCAATGATCAACAAGTCTGCGCCTCGCCCAGTGATCGCACCACCCACACCAGCAGCAAAGAATTCGCCTTCCTGATTGCTTGTCCAACGTCCTGCTGATTTGTTATCAGCTTGAAGTTTGAGGTCAGGAAAAATAACGTTGTAGTCTTCTGAGTCGATTATGTTTCTGACCCTTCTACCAAACCTAACAGCCAGTTCTGCTGTGTGAGTTGTTTGGATTATCTTGAGGTTTCCTCTTAGCCCCATCATCCAAGATGGAAAGTAGGTGCTGGCAAATTCTGATTTAGAATGTCTTGGAGGTAGACAGACAATAAGTCTTTTGAGTTTTCCTTCAGCTATTTTGTTAAATTTTTCGCCAATAATTTTGTGATGCCTTCCTTCGATGAAATCAGGCCACAAATGTTTGACATAGCTAATAAAGTCTTTTCTACAGGAATCCTGTTTCTCAAGCTGATCATAACGATTGAGCAAAGCAACAGCTTCATCTTTATCCTGCTGAGACAGGATATCAAAATCTTTCAGGTTGAGTTCAGACAACTAAACGTTCTCCCAAGCCTCTCCTTTGAAAAGCCTCGACTCAGCCTCTCGCCTTCTAATTAATCCATCGAGAACTTGTCCACCAGCGCGATTCCAACGCTTCATTTGTCTAGGAACCTCTTCTACATTTCCAGCGTTTAATTCCTTGAGCATTGTAGACTCAGCAAGGTTTGAAGGGCCAAGGTTGTAGACCCACGCCACTAAGGAATCAAATTGGTTTTGCTCTAAATCTGTTTCCACATATTTTTTTACATAGTTTTCAAACTCAACCAAATCATCTGAAAGCATTTCTTCTGCTTCTTCTAACGTACAAGTATCGCCATCAGAAACTCCAGCAGTGTGGCCGTAACCTATGGTTGGTACGTCAGCACTGCACCTATATGCGCTTAACTCGCATCCTTCAAATGATTTAATTAGGGAAATCCCTTCTTGGGATGTTTTCAAATCGTCATTCATCTTGTTTGTCCTCTGACTGATCAAGATCACGATAATACTTTAAAATGTTTATGACTTGCCTCAAATATCTTTTGACTTCAGCCATGTTCGTAGAAAGATTCTCGTAACCTTTTGCTGTTAAAGAATACCATGCGTTTGTTGGAGCATTACCTTGCTCAAGATCATCTAAATACTCTTGCATGAGTGAGGGTGTCAAGACAGTCCACTCGACTGGCACAGGATCGATTTGGTTTGGTAAAGGGGGGTGATAGATAGGAGCTTGCTTTTCTATAGTCACCACTTCAATAGGTTTGACCTCTGGTATGTCTCTTTTAGAACCTAATACAGAGCAACCACTAGCCAGAAGCAGTGTTAGAAATAATAAAATCTTGATCAAATTGTTTTTCATCTGTTATCTGCTTCAAGTCATTCAGCACTGTTTTCGTGCCGCGATTGATAATATTTTGGATTAGCTGCGGCTTCCTGATTGACAGCACATCGATAGAATGCTTTGAGAACTTTTTTCTAATATCTGTGACCTCGTTCTGGGCCATCATGTTTTCTTTTTGCAAACGCTCAACTTGAGAAATCATTAGCTCTTGATTTTCTATGGTCTGCTTGAGGTCTTCATTTTGATCTTGAATAGTGCTTTCAAGAGTTTTCTGATTCTGAATTGACTGTTCTAACCTTATATGAAACGCATCCAATTCAGCCTGTGATTTATCATAATACATCTTGAAAGCACCTGATAGCAAAAGCAAAGCAATGCCAAGACCAATGCTTAACTTAAACCCCATTTACGATCCTTTCTTCCATTTTTTTGAAGGAGATTTGGTTTTGCTAGGTGACCATTTGACACGGTTTGCCCAGTAAGCTGCTGAAAGCTTGCCCTTTTTTATATTTTTTGCGTGGCGAGATTTAAACGCTTTCCTTTGGCCTACAGTCTGATTGGTTTTTACACCCTGCTGACCAAAGCGGATTGTCTTAACCTTATCGCCTTCTTTAGCCACAACTATGTGCGACTTCTTGGGATGATTAGGAGTTCGTTTTGGCTTGTTGTAGCCAGCCACTCCTGCTCTTTTTAATCTTGAATCTTTTTCTTTAGGCATTATCGCTTCTTACCTTTGTGCAAACCATGCTTTGCATGTTGCTTGCCTTTCTTGGTTGCTGCCCTTTTCTTTTTGTTAGCTGCTGCAAGCTTGGCTCTACCAGCTTTGGTTGATTTGAGTTTTTTGATAGTAGCTGAAGGCGCATAAACCTCACCAGTCTCTGATGACTTTTTACCACTAGGAGTTCGCCATTTTTGCTTCGTCCATTTCTTTAAAGACTTTTGAGATTTCTTTAAAGCCATTAGTTCTTGT